AACACATGAATATTTATGTAAAATCGTCCCTAAATAACCATCCAGATAGTTGTATAATACAAACTAACCAGTATTCCAGAATCTTTATACAGAATCTTGGGAAACTGATGTTTTCAAATTGAATTTGAACCAATAAAAAGAACACATGAATATTTATGTAAAATCGTCCCTAAATAACCATCCAGATAGTTGTATAATACAAACTAACCAGTATTCCAGAATCTTTATACAGAATCTTGGGAAACTGGTGTTTTCTTTCCGGTCGGTGTAATAATAAATGTATAAAGTAATGTATAAAGTAATTGATAAAGTGTTATATCCACACCCAGAATATTTGTTTGCCGTCGTGTTTGTCTATGGTCGAAAAATTCGCGACAGGCCCCGACCATTCGGCACAAAATCGGTTGACCTTATACACACACGCCAAATGTTTGTAAGAGTCGGACGGTTTGACTTCCGTCCCCTCCATGCCGATAGTTTGTATATTTCTAACAAACCGACCCATGTCGCCAAGTTCCTCCACGACACCTCGACAAATACCCGCAAATGCCGTCTCACCGAATCCGACTTTTTCAGTCAGATTACCGTTTTTTTTGTTTTTAGTTGTTCCGTCAGTCAAAATCTGGTGCGATTCGCAAAGAGTCTTGCCCGTTGTCGTCGTCCGGATGACTATATTTGCGATTTTGACTACTCGCGATAAGGTTCCCGCCGCATCAACCTCCATGAAACTCTCGCCTTTCTCAATTTCTTCAAATAGCTGTGCCGTTGTTTTGGTCCATATAGTAGTATCGACGCCACACTGCATCAATAATGTAACCAATGCGGCTTCCGACGTTGGCTGGGAGAACGGGCGGCGAACGGTCTTGGAACGAGTCATAATCGCAGACATGTTGTATAAATAGATTTATAGTTTAGTTCAAAAGTGTAATATTATTAGAGCGGGGCAGGATAATATGCTTATATTATTGATAAAAGTATTTCAATTTTACGGCCATATGTCGGTATGTGACTCATTTGTCGGCTCATTGAAAACCCGCAACTGCATACATGCAGTAGACTATATAATATATTCGTATATATTATATATTAAAATACTTATATCACATATTCATAATCGCGTCTTTCATCTCTTCTTTACTTAGATGATATTTGGTTTCAAGCAAATTCGCAGATATTGTATGGTTGTGACTCCACCCGCCTTTCCCACCATTTGCTTCTAGTATGATTTGCAATCCGACCTCAGATATTTTGGGTGCAAATTTGTCCAACGTCTCTTCAGGCTTGTGAACTTCTATATATTTATTACCGCATTTCAAACTAACACTGTTACAGAAGTTTATCAAGTGTTGTTGGTCCTGCGTTTTCAACCATCCCGCTGTTTCATTGATATATGTTATATGACGTTTAGCATCCGTGCAGTGAAACGGTCGGTCAGTCAAAGCAGTATCTTTTAGAACGCGGTCAATTATTTTAACCACGGCTTTCTTGGTGCCTTCTTTGCCCATAAAGAACATTTCTTCAATGGTTATTTGTATTTTTGCTAAAAATTCATGTATAGTAGGTGCATCTTTGCAACATTGGGTCAAAAACGTATCAATGTTGATTTGAATGTTATTATTTGTATTACCGCCATTATTCGTGATATTATTATTAGTAACATTAGAAAACTGCTTTTCATTAATTATTTCAATTAATTTTGACTGGAATTCGGTATTTTGTTTTTGTAATTCGGCATTTTGTGCATTAGAATTGCTAAGTTCTTGTAAAATTTCACACATCATTTCGTTGGTTATATATATTTTATTATCTTCGCGAGTCACATCTTGGGTCACTTCTCGTGTAACATTTGGTTGATGTAGCAGTAAACATTTTGTTTTATGTCGTAACATACCACTATTTGTTTGATATATTTTATTACATGATGGGCATATATATACGAATGTATTTTGGGATTTTCGCGTAACTAAAAGTGTCGTAAATATCTTATTATGTTTATCTGTAGTCAAATGTTTTGTATAATCTTTTTTATTACACGTGTTATAGTCACATTTTTCACACCGATATTTTTGGGGATTTTGGTGTCCGGACTTTTGGATATTTTTGGCCTGCCCTTTTTTGGTTGTCTGCATAATTTGCGAAACTAATTCATTATAAATAACCGTTCTGCGGGCAAATGCAGTCACCGACGAGTCGCATACATATTTTTCAATTTCAACCATATTCCAATTTTCCCATCCCCCATTAGCGACGATGATTTTCCCCAATTCAGTTGTAGGTATAACATGTTTACACGCTTTATGGTGTGAAAATTTTCGTTGTGTAAAATTAGAGGTATAATCAACATAAATATATTTTATTTTAGGGTCTTTACATACAATTTTATATATGATTGTATTAGCATAATTTATGTCGGTTTTGGGCATATATATTATTATATAATATGAATATATATTATTTATATATTATTTTATCTTATTATGTTTATAATATTATCCCCAATTAATAAGATTTGATATTGATTTATTTTTTTCAAGTTTTTTTGGTTGCAGTCAACATTTTCGTCAATTTTTCACTTTCGCAGCATTATGCAGTGAACCCACTTTTTGGGTTTTCGTGTAAAATTTAACTTGGTATATTCGGGAATCGGACATGGAAAAAGTATGTCCGATCCAGAATTATTTTGGCGTTTCTTTTTGGACTTTTTTCGTTAGTGTCTATTTACTATTAGTAATTAGTTTTTACGAGTGTAATATTTGTAGTATATATAGTATTTTTGTATGCATAACTGGTAAAGTAAAAAAGAAGCCCCTAAATAACCAACTAGTATTGACCTATGAATAGTTAGTATGTGACTCATTTGTCGGTATGTGACTCATTTGTCGACTCATTGAAAACACGCCACTGCATACATGCAGTAGACTATATAATATATTCGTATATATTATATATTGAAATACTTATATCACATATTCATAATCGCGTCTTTCATCTCTTCTTTACTTAGATGATATTTGGTTTCAAGCAAATTCGCAGATATTGTATGGTTGTGACTCCACCCGCCTTTCCCACCATTTGCTTCTAGTATGAATTATTTTACAGTTTATACCCCACGTATGGTTAATGACCAACTAGGACAAATTACGCGGAATGACTGCATATATTAGGCGTAATTTGTCCATAAATTACGCCAGTGTCGAATCATGTAGTGAGATTTATTTACAATAAACCGCCATATGCTCACACTATGCTCATATTATAGCACGGACATTTAATGGAATTTTCTTGGCGTTTTTGCGATAATGTCTAAATATATCCAAAATAAAATAAAATTTGGAAAAAACTGTTGCAGTCAACATTTTCGTCAATTTTTCACTTTTGCAGCATTATGCAGTGAATCCGATTTTTGAGTTTTCGTGTAAAATTTAACTTGGTATATTCGGGAATCGGACATGGAAAAAGTATGTCCGATCCAGAATTATTTTGGCGTTTCTTTTTGGACTTTTTTCGTTAGTTTCTATTTACTATTAGTAATTAGTTTTTACGAGTGTAATATTTGTAGTATATATAGTATTTTTGTATGCATAACTGGTAAAGTAAAAAAGAAGTAAACCCCAGTATTTGTATAGTAAACCCAAGTATTTGTATAGTAAAATTTACAATAAAACTTTGCCGAAATCGTTGACTAGCGTGCCGTCTTTCTCTGCCCGCCGATAATTAACATAAACGATACTATTAATAACTGCGATAAAAGCCCGCTTCATCGCGGAAATCTGAAAAGTTAATGGTTCACTATGAATTTCTTCACAAATTATGTATATTAGTTTTTTGATTTCATATACATATGACCACCGCTCCGTGATATAGCCAAGACAATGATTATTCACAGTATGGTCATATGCACGTTGATACATTGTATGTGTCGCCAACGCATTTATTTTTTTATAATACTTCCCGGGCGTCCCCAGTCGCACGAATTTTTTGATATTTTCCGTGGAAATGCCTTGGATAAGCCGGTCTATATCCGGCCCAACCAACCGACTGCGATTACCGGCCGAATTATACGAAATTAAATTCCCATACATAAACCCGGGTAAAGAACACGCCGAATACACATATTTCATATATTTATAAAACAAATGGAGGTATCGGGCCGACGCTATATGGTTTTTCGTCGATGCATCCAAATATCCCCAGATTTCCCACTTCATATCACTACACGCCATATTATATACCCCTTTCATTGCCTTATTCTGCTTACGTTTTCTAGCCAAAACCGTATTTTTGCATACTGCATCAGGAAATAACATTGCCGACATTATATTTATTTTACACCTTTGAAGATTTAAGTTCGCACAAAAATACGAATCAATTTTATTCAAAAGTGTAAAATCACATTTACACATGTGTTGGAAAATTATGTGGTTTCCACACGAAAAAAAATAACGGCGGAATACACAAACGAATAAATAAATCAAAAAGTAGAAAAATCAAAAGTAGAAAAAATAAAAAATAATAATATTTACACACAATGCGATAACGCCATGTAAAATTGAAATACTTATAATCTATATTATTTAGTCCAACCCGTCCAATAACAATACCAATATAATCATGTCTCACACTAACCGACCCGCCCCCCGCCTCACCATTTTCCAAGAAGCCATTGACCATTGCAGATGGAAGACCATATTGCAACGCGAAATACTTGGACAAATAAACTTACCCGAATATACAGGCAAAACATTCCAAGAAATACTTTTCGCGATTTGGACCCTATGCGAACCCACCAAAGGCGTCGGCTTACTCACCATCTACGACATCGCCGCAGCCATAGCCAAACATCATCGTGTCCACATCGCACATGTATATATCATCGGCGGCGGACCAAGACGATTCGTCAAACTTTTCGGCATTACACCCGCCATAGAAAAAATCGGAACTTTACGCATGAAATTCATCACCATTGACCAAGTCAAACAAGCACACATTGACCACGGACATGAGCTTGAGGCATATCTCCACAACTGCGCCGATGGAGATGAATACGAATCTTACATTTGCAACATGCAAAAAAATCTATAAACAAAACATTTATCCATACCATACACGGGATAAGCCATATGACCGACTATTCAATATCCGGGTCATTTATCTACTCACCCCATTTACACATTTTTACATCATTTTTTATTGTCGCCAGTCTTTGTCGCCAGTCTTTGTCGCCAGTCTTTGTCGCCAGTCTTTGTCGCCAGTCTTTGTCGCCAGTCTTTGTCGCCAGTCTTTGTCGCCAGTCTTTGTGGCCAGTCTTTGTCGCCAGTCTTTGTCGCCAGTTCCTAGATATTCAAATACTTATTCGCATATATCCAATACTAGTATCTATCCAATTTTACCACTATATACTGCAGCCAATAGAATGACTCAATTCCCGATAAATCACTCATAAATCGACTCATTCATTTACCGCCTTTTTGTCCAATATCTATATACCAAGCCCTGAGCCAAACCCGGGGAGCGATTCAGGCTACCGGTATCGGATGCCGAGTGCCGAGTGCCGAGTGCCGAGTGCCGAGTCGAAATAATGGGACTAGATGTTTGGTCAGTATGCGTGCATTTAACCGTTAAGCTACCAGAAAGGACACATGTGTAAATGGTCGCTCTTTGAGCGACCATCCACTGGTTAGCCCCCTTTGGGGGCTATTAGTCCTTTCTTGTAGCTTTAGGCATGCCTTCATTTACGTGAGAGACCATACATGGTCTCTCACGTAAACAAGTAATACCATCGCGATTCCGCAAGGAATCGCTGGTATTATGAAGGTTAATCTTCATAACCCCAGAAAATCTTACAGATTTTCTGGGGGTTACTACGAATATTTCATTATTATTTATTAGAATACTTTTGTATAGAAGCAGTCAATTCCGATTCAGTAATATGTTTTTGAGCACGTAATACATCATAACAATTGATATATGTTTCTTCAACACAACATGTATAATCATCATTCAAAATATATTTCGAACAGAAGTCAGCAGTCAAATCTTGTGTATATAGCAATGTTTTGTTAGCTAGCCGACTAATATTTTCTTCTAATATTTCAATAGAATATTTTTTCAAACGCAAATCATAATCTTGTATTATTACAGACATAAATTATATACAATATAAAATTTATATAATTTACACAAAAGAATGCATGAATGTGAATTTGTTGAAATAAAAGAAGAAGAATCACACTATTACACTGAAGCCCAAATAAAAAACAAGCATCAACTGGTGATGCTTGTTTTTTCAAAATATAATTAGTTAGTATTACACCAAATATGAAAACAAGTCAAACAAAACAAGTCAAACAAAACAAGTCAAACAAAACAAGTCAAACAAAACAAGTCAAACAAAACAAGTCAAACAAAACAAGACAAACATTTTTGAATGAGTCTAATAACACAAGAAATTATCATACTCATCATTTTCTTCCTCATCATCATAATCGGCCCAATTCTTTGTCGACACATTGCATACTCCATTTTGATTTGTGAAAAGTGGGCAATCCTTAAGGTTCAACTGTGGCTTTGCTTGCGATAAGCAAGCAGACGGTAAAGGCTTAGACGCCAAGGCTTGCGAAAAGTTTAATACATGTGCTGGTGCTACTGCTTGAGCTGCTGGTCGTCGGCGAGAAAGCTCCGGAAAATCTTTGTGCATCATAGCAGCAATCTGATCCGTATCGCATGCAAAACGACTATTGATGGTCAATGGCTTGGCTAATGACTTGGTCCATGGTTTGGCTAATGGCTTAGCCATCGCGGATTTCGCCGAAACATATTCACTATCCTCATCCAGACATGCGAATGTGTTGTTTACATTGGTCAACGCTGATACTGAAACTGAAGCCGACTTCTCGCAATATGCTTGCCTACGCCTCGCATCAGAACTACGTTTAATTGTCTCCTTACATGCCGAAATTGTGTGACCGAGTTTGCCGCAACCCTTGCACTGAGTGCGAAGTAGTTCAGGACAAACTACGCGACTAGATGGGTCGGGAAATTCGCGAAGATAGTGGTTAGTAGGCACCAACACCGCAGCAGGATTGCGTCGTTGAGCATATTGATTCAAGTTATTGCAATGAGGACAGCATGGAACACGACTGGTCATTTGATTATTATTGCGAAAAGCCATTGTTGCTATAATTGATTAGTTGGTTGATATTTGCTTGGGGGGGTTACATCTAATTTATTCCAAAAAAAGTATTTCAATTTTACAATAAATCAGGTAAAAATCCTACATAATCTACAATAAAAAACAATAAAAAACAATAAAAAACAATATACACAATGTTTTATGTTTTATGTTTTATGTTTTATGTTTTATGTTTTATGTTTTATGTTTTATGTTTTATGTTTTATGTTTTATGTTTTATGTTTTATGTTTTATGTTTTATGTTTTATGTTTTATAGAACACTACGCGACCAAACAGCCACAGTAACATCATCGGCTCGGTCAAACTGGGTAAGTGCAGTAGTATCTGGTCCCGTGACTACATTCCATGTTTGTTTCCACCGCGACTCGGCAAATTCGGCTAATTCGGTCGCATCACTATTCAAACAAATCGGCAAATCAAGGGGTAACAAAACCATATCCCAAAACCCATCCGACGCAACTAAAATAACGACCGAATCTTCATCTTCAAAATGAACCACTTTTTTCTCAGGTTTAAACCCCGTTTTCCCAAGATGTCCCAAAGATTGCGTAATAGCCAATTTCATACCATCGCAAAAGTATACATATGCACTAGGAACCATCGCAATTTTATCGGCAGAAAGCACTTCGGGGCATTGAGCTGGATGAGCCACGGCAAGTCCATTCAATCTCTCGCGTTCATCCATACAATCCCAATTATGCATTGGGCTTTCATACACGATTGAACCATTTACAAACACCATTATTCTGGAATCGCCAATCATGGTGCATTCAACCCGATTTTTGTATATTTTGGCGATGGAACACGTCGCCCCACTGTCTACCCGCATTCTAACCATGTGTAATCGCCGTTGGATTTCGGTAGTCGGGTCATCAAATTGTTGTATAATTTCACGAGTATCCATGCATCGTATCGCATCTATGCAAGCATCATGTCCATGACCGTCATACACTTCAATACACGAAAACTCTTCACCAGTATTCAAATCAATGCATCCGGCAGAGCAAACAGCATGGTCTTGACCTTTATCTAGCTGCTTAACACAATCAGTAAAAGATGTTTTGAATATTACATGATTATCCGGATTATCCTGATAAGCCGCGGTATATGAGGTTGTTTCAGCAAGTTCAATGTCCTCATCACTAAGTTCTATAGGTTCTACAAAATAAGGCCCATCAGCATCATAATCGGGACCTAAGCATCCGTATTTTCCTATATGGCCTAGCTGATTATTTTGGAAAACGGGAAAGCAACCAGGACAACATGTATTATCTTCAACAGCATTTTCACACTCACCATCGCCCTCACCAGTCTCATCACCGCCAGTCTCGTCATTTTTCTTTCTTGGCCAAAATACCATACGACTATCATATTCGGGCATATCTTCATCGCCATATTTAAACAACGATTGTCCAGCCGATGTATCATTGCCGTCATTATTTATAAGATTCATGTTTATAATATTCCTGATATCTATACTGTTATTTGCAGACATAATTAAAATTAGTTAGTAAAATGGATAGTTAATATATTAGTAAATTACTATACTTATTTTGCTAGAAAAAGCAATTCAATTTTACAAAAAATCATTCACCAACAATTATGCCGAATAAGTAATCATACAAATCATTCGTTTATCGCCGCCCCGAAAAGATTGCCCACCGATAGTCACCCGCGATTTATTCATCATTTTAGTCAAATCAGAATCAATTGTATAACCATTTGCAGACAAATATGAAAATACTGCGGGAATATCTTCGCCCCCCATATAATAATTCGGGTTTCTACTACCGCTAAAACCAGGATATCGGCACAAGACTTTTGTGCAAGTATCAGAAAAAATCGCAGAAACAGGTAAAGATTGAAATGGTGATAATTTGCGAGTATTTATTGGTTTAACCATGGGACGAATCGGTCCATCAGGAAAATCACTAAATGTAATTACAGTTTGATAAATTTTATAATGTGTATTCAAAATCGGTTCCAAGAACATAGTTGTCGTAACATGTTTATATTGGTCAAATGGACTTTCTGACGCAGCCGCCATTATATTATTTATATAATAATAGATATAAAGAAACCATGATATAGTATAATGTGAATGAGTAGCATCCAATGAGCAGCGTCCAATGAGCAGCGTCCAATGAGTAGCGTCCAATGAGCAGCGTCCAATGAGTAGCGTCCAATGAGTAGCGTCCAATGAGTAGCGTCCAATGAGCAGCGTCTAATGAGTAGCGTCCAATGAGTAGTCCATAGGTAAGTCTCCTTTCTTCTTCTACTAATCTTCCTATTACTAATCTTCTTATTACTAATCTTCCTACTTTTTCTGCCCTTATAGCTCAGTTGGTTAGAGCGTTTCCTTAGTAAGGAAAAGGTCATCGGTTCGACTCCGATTAGGGGCTACTTCTGCTGCTTATTCACACCACCCCACCACCCCACCAACCCGAATTTGCTCTTATATTTTAGTTGGTTAGAATACCGGTCTTATAAACCGGTGACCCCAGTTCAAGTCTGGGTTTGAGCAAACCACCACACCCCCCACCCCCCAGTTTGGTCTTATAGTGTAGTGGTTATCACTTCAGACTTTGAATCTGAAAACCCGAGTTCGAGTCTCGGTAAGACCTAGAAGCTTCGTTAGCTCAGTTGGTAGAGCGCACGGCTGTTAACCGTGCGGTCATCGGTTCAAACCCGATATGAAGCGACTCCCCCCCCCCAAAAAAATCATCCCTGTAATAATAATAAATATTCAAATACTTATTATTATTTTATCAATTCCGGCTAATAAACCGATACGTAAATATTCAAATACTTATTATTATTTTATCAATTCCGGCTAAT